TGTCTTTCAACGATTCATTACAAGATATATGATATTTTTCAGTATTTTCAGTTGCGAACAATGACTCTAATATGGTTTGACAGTATCGAAGTGAATGGTGTAATTGCTGAATGTGACCGAAATTATATTTTCCAATTTGAATCGCTCGCATACATTTTTGTATATCTCCAACTTCATGCAACTCTTTTCTTACCTTTAACAATGTTTGCATATTTTTCAATGCATGTTCAATAGAATCATAACGATTGTTTAAAGTAGTTTCATCAGTAATCGGGTGCAATAAATAATGTTCAAATAACCGTTTACCCATTGGACAAATAGTTCTATTGGTAAAGTCCAAGACCGAATTTGTCTTGTTATGGTATGTACTTTCTGATATTATATTCAATTGCTTTAGAGAATGGTTCGCCATATACAAATCACTCTCTTGAAATTCAAATTCAGGATGTTTTATTTTATGAATTAACATTGGATCGTGTTCGAAGACAAAATCCAGTAAAAATACAAAACATTGACACGCAATTTGCTTCTCGTGAAATCCACATTTTTCAATATAGAATTCGATGTCTGGTACCTTACAATATTGTTGCAATATTTCGTGCTGATATGTTTGTTTTTCGCAACGAATATAAGACAATGACAACGGATTCTTTTCGTCCTGAATATCTACTAGATGACCATACACATCGTGTAGTCCAATATAAGACAATGTATTTTGAATTTGTTCTTGTGTATATTGGTCAGAATCAAACACACATATATATTCTTTTGGAGTATAGATCGAAACCATGCGCTCTAGATAATCATACGAAGACGGATCTTTCTTGTACTCGGTTTTCATCTCAGCATATTTTGTATGACCGGTAACAATATTAATGAGAGAAATACCAATATAGAGCATTTCGATTTTGTTTAATTTACTAATATTCCGAATCATAAATCGAAAACACATGATGTACTGTGAATGTTGGGGTTCAGTTATACTGAAAAATGTACCTGGAGAACAAATTACATCTAGTTTACGATCATGTCCTTTATCCGTTTTGTATTGCGTATATATTGCGACTGTAAAATTGTGTCTCTGCAATTTTTCAATGTATTTGTCAATTTGATACTCCGGAAATCCAGCCATAAGAACATGTGTATTTTCGTCACAACCTCTCACTCCTTTTTTCACAGACATGTTAAAATCGCAAATTGTTTTAAATTCCACAATCTCACTACCGTATATTGCACCAGTGTCTACATTTTTATATCCATATACTTCAAAAAATGATCCAACTTGCATTAATACGATTGAACGCTTGCCATATTTCTTTTGAAGTATATCTGTTTCATTAAAATAAGATTGAATGATAGACATATGTCGTTTCTCTCATTGTTGTTTATAATTTAATCTTTAAATAGTTCTTATTATTCGAGTATATCTGCAATTTGGATAGATTCTTGATCTTTTTCTACATCACCACTCAAAATTGTATTTTTCATGGTTTCACGTAGAACATTTTCAGGTGCTGTGCATCCAGGTTTTATCATTTTTTTTGCACGAAGATACTCTTTAATTTTATAAACCGGAATTGTATCTATTTGAATTATATCGTCATGTATTTTTTTGCGTGTTTTTTTATTAGGCAACAATACCACAACTTTTCCATCATATTTTCCAATCCTACATGTTTTCTTGATTTTTTTCACCTTTTTTGTTTTCTTTGCTTTCCCCCCTTTACTTGGTGTAGTAGTATTTTGAGGCTGTTGTGTAGATAATTCAGGTGACGCATGATTCAGTTCTTTTTTGCGTTTTTTCTTCATATCCAAGAACTTTTTTTGTCGTTCTTTAAGTCGTATATCGATTTGATCTATAGAAACTGTTTCATTTGTTGGCTGAAACATTACATCATGGTGTGCTGTATCATTTTGTATTTGTTTCAGAGTTTTTTTTCTTCCTTTTTTTAAACAACCATAATTTGGTTCTTTTTGGACAGTTTTTACATGGGTATCAAAATCAGATTCTACCAAATCCAATTTAAACGATTCTGAATTAGTTTGGGTTTTGTTCTGTGATTTCTGATAGTTATCTTCCAAAAGATTCAATGTATGCATTGTTGTGTCGAAAGTATTTGATTCTTCCTGGGATTCAGAATTATTTGATTTTCCGCCTGCTTTTAAATCACTTCTGTATTTGGCCAAACGTTGAATTAATTGTTTTTTCAAACTCGTGTTTGATTTGGGTTTTTGTTTTGTTGTTTTGAGTGTTGGTTTCGTGATATCAGTCAAATTCAAGCCTTCTCTTGTCACTGATTTTTCTTCCATTGTATATTAAACACATATTAACAATACATATTAAATGCAAATTGATTGTCGTTTTTTTTCACATTTGTATGTTTTATGAATTCTTCTATTCCCTTTTTTACATCTTTTAATGTAAGTGTTTTCTTTTGTACATATTCATTCGAACAAAATAATCTCTGACTATGATATATTTTCACTTTAGAAAACAGGCTCTCCATATCTCTTCCTTGAAATTTGAAATATTTAAAATTTTCTTTAAAAAGTATATGCATTTTTTCCACATCTGTTTCATATAGTTTCCAATTGTCTGTTTTCACTTTTGTATGAAAAATTTGAAAGAGTTCAGTATATGAATATTTTTCTAAATGATATTGCCATTGAAATCGAGACTTTAATCCTTGATTTGCTTGAAAAAAACAAGAGTTTAATTCTTCTTCATAACCAGCTATTATAACCATCAAGTTATTTTTGTGATCACTTAGCATTTCACATAATGTATCCATACATTCTTTCGAAAATGAGTCTATTTTATCTGTGTTTCCTAAGGAATACGCTTCATCGATAAATAAAACTCCTCCAATAGCTTCTTCAACTATAGTTTTCGTTTTTATAGCAGTTTGACCTAGATAACCAGCAACTAAATCTGCTCGTGTTACCTTTTTAAAGGTTGACTTCGGTAAAACATTGAGTTCTTTGAAAATTTTTCCAATGCATCCTGCTAAATCAGTTTTACCCGATCCAGGTGGTCCATAAATAACCATATGTAAGAAGTCATTGTCGTTATGCAAATTTTGTAAATAATATAATACTTGTTGCATTATTTGATTTTTTACATGTTTCATTCCAATCATTTTATTTAGGCGAATAAGAGCAGGCGTAATGGAATACAACATTTTAATATCGAAAGTATATTTTGCATTGGAAAACATTTTTGATTTTTTTGAAAATGTTATGAGATCTTCTAACGTTTTTATTTCACGATATTTATCTCTAAAAGTTGAATCAATATACAATGGATCTAGTTTTAAACTTGGATGTGTATCTACTGTATATTTTATATGATTTATTTCTTCAGAAATATTTGATTTCATTGTTTGTAAAAACAGTGAATTGAATTCTGTACAGGTTTTCATACGTAATGTTTATTCTTAAAAACATATATTTAATACAAAATAAAAATATTAAAAACAAAATTGATTTTTATATGTAATTACGTGTTTTTCCAATACACAATGATTCATAACTCAAAAGCTATGCAATACATAGAAGAACCTTGGAAAATTATCGAAAGTTATTTCGAAGGACAGTACTTACGGCGTATGGTTAGACATCAGATCGAATCATACAATGACTTCATATCGCATAAAATCCGTACAACGATTGATATGTTCAATCCAATTAGAATTGTATCTCTAAATGACTATAACAATGAAGTAAAGTTATTCAAAATCGAAATCGAACTACAATTTAAAAATTTGTCTCTTCTTCAACCACAGTTACATGAAAACAATGGAGCTACCAAAACAATGTTTCCTCAAGAAGCAAGACTTCGTAATTTCACATATTCATCTATTATGCTTTGTGACATTGAAATAAAAGTAACACGCAGATATGGAGATAAATTAGATGATGTACATTCAAATATTAAAACAATTCCTAAGGTACAACTTGGCAAAATGCCGATAATGTTAAGATCCGATATATGTTTGTTAAGTCAGTATTCTCATGTGGGTATAGATAAAACTTGTGAATGCAAATATGATCCTGGAGGATATTTTATTATCAATGGTAGCGAAAAAACAGTATTGGCACAAGAGAGAATAGCTGAAAACCGTATATATGTGCGTGAATCAAAATCGAACTCAAAATGGCTTTATACAGCAGATATGAAAAGTATTCCAGATTTTAAAATTATTTCCCCAAAACAAATAATGCTAATGATTGCCGGAAAAAATAATGGTTTTGGTCATCCAATATATGTAAAAATACAAAGAATCAAGCAACCAATTCCGTTATTTGTGTTGTTTAGAGTTCTTGGTGTCATATCCGATATTGATATTGTAAATCATATTGTGTTACAATCAAATGATCAATGTGATCAAGTACAAAATATGATTTTCTCACTAAAAGCTTCCATTGTAGAAGCAAATGCATATACAAATCAAGACGAAGCATTTGAGTATTTTATATCGCAAATATCTTACTCTTTTACTGATAAATATAGCAAACAAAAAGTTGATTATGCAAAAGACATTATTAAAACAGACATATTTCCTCATTGTCGAACAGAGATAGAACGCGTTTATTTATTGGGGTATATGACCAACAAAATTTTACAGTGCAAATTAGGAATGTTAAGTCCAGATGATAGGGACAGTTATGTAAATAAGCGCATTGACTTAGTTGGTTCTTTGTTAAACAACTTGTTCCGTAACTACATGAATAAGGTGGTAAAAGATTTAACCAAAGAAGTAATTAAAGAAATCAATAATGGATCTTGGAAATCCAAAGATGATTATATGAACATTATCAATAATCGCAATATTCACAAGTTTGTCAAATCTTCTACTATAGAAGGTGGGATTAAAAGGGCTTTGTCTACTGGAGATTTTGCAGTGAAGAGTCCTAATAGTACAAAAGTTGGTGTAGCACAGGTATTAAATCGTCTAACATATATATCTAGTTTAAGTCACCTGAGACGCATAAATACACCGATTGATAAAACTGGTAAGTTAGTACCACCACGCAAATTGCATAATACAAGCTGGGGTTACATTTGTCCTGCTGAAACTCCAGAAGGGGCATCTGTTGGTATTGTGAAAAACATTAGCTATATGGCACATGTTACTATACCATCCAATAGTGACAGTTTGTATGAGATCGTTCAAGATAAAATTATCAAATTATCTGATATACAACAACCAAATGATTGTTACAACAAAGTAAAATTGTTTATTAATGGTTGTTGGTTGGGAATTGTCAAAAACCCAAAACAATTGTATGATGATTTGAAACATAAAAAGTACAGTGGCATTATCAATATATATACAAGCGTTGTGTTTGATATTTCTAATCTAGAAATAAGGATATGTAATGATGCAGGTCGACTAACTAGACCTTTATTGCGAGTTCAAAATAATAAACTGGTGTTCAATGAAAATATCGGAGATATGTTACAAAAAAAAGAAATAAAATGGGATGATTTGTGTTGTAACCATAAACTGGAGGATACAGTGATAGAATACATTGATCCAGAAGAGCAGGAGTATAGTATGATATCTATGAATCCAAATCAAATTATAGAACAAAAAGATACAACATATGGATACACTCACAGTGAAATCCATCCCAGCACTATATTTGGTATTTTGGCGTCTTGTATTCCTTTTCCAGAGCATAATCAGTCCCCGAGAAATACTTATCAGTGTGCCATGGGAAAGCAAGCTATGGGAATATATGTGTCTAATTATCAGTATCGTATGGACAAAACATCGTATGTACTTTCATATCCAATGCGTCCTTTGGTTGACACTCGATTGATGAGTTTAATGAATCTAAATCAGCTACCATCGGGTGAAATGGTAGTTGTAGCTATCGCTACATACACTGGTTATAATCAAGAAGATTCTTTGATTGTTAATAAATCGGCTATAGATCGTGGTTTATTCGCGGCGACTATATATCACACAGAGAAGGATGAAGACAAAAAAAATCACGGAGACGAAGAAATCAGATGTAAACCTGATAAATCAAATACAAAAGGTATGAAACTAGCCAATTATGAACATTTAAATAGCAATGGATTAATTAAAGAAAATACACTACTTGGAAAAAATGATATTATTATGGGCAAAAAAGTACCGATCAAGGAAAATAGAAATGACAATCGAAAAATTATTAAATTCCAAGATTTGAGCAAACTGTACAAAACAAGTGAAGATGATACTTATATTGATAAAAACTACATCGACCGAAATGGTGAAGGATATACATTTTGTAAAGTGAGAATAAGAACATTTAGAAAACCTGTTATTGGAGATAAATTTTCGTCTAGAAGTGGACAAAAGGGAACAATTGGTCTAGTTCTACCAGAGGAAGATATGCCGTTCACATCGGATGGTATTCGACCTGACATAATCATTAACCCACATGCTATACCTTCTCGTATGACAATAGCCCAATTGAAGGAAACTATTATGGGTAAAATATTATTGGAATTAGGATTGTATGGTGATGGTACTAGCTTTAATGATTTCCCTATTCAAAATATATGTGATGAGATGCAGAAATATGGTTTTGAAAAGCACGGAAATGAAATAATGTATGATGGAATGACAGGAAATCAAATGGAATCCAGTATTTTCATGGGACCTACTTTCTATCAACGATTAAAACATATGGTAAATGATAAAGTACATAGTCGAAATGATGGTCCAAAAGTTGTTTTAACACGACAACCTGCAGATGGTAGAGCTAGATCAGGAGGATTAAGATTTGGAGAAATGGAAAGAGATTGTATGATTAGTCATGGCGCGTCGTCTTTTACAAAAGAAAGGATATACGATGCTTCGGATAAATACGAACTTATGATCTGCAAGAATTGTGGCATGAATGTTTGTTATAATAACAGTAGTATTCACTATTGTAGATATTGTGATAATCGCAGTGATTTCACAAAAATCAAAATTCCATATGCATGTAAATTATTGTTTCAAGAATTGACAACAATGAATGTAATACCACGAATTCTTACTACATAAATACATATCATATAAATGAATAAACTTTGTTATCTGTTATCTGTTATCTGTTGTTTGTTATCTGTCTTTTTTTGGGGGATCCCATTACTGGTGAATTCGATATGCAAGATGTTTCAACTTCACAAAATTGAAATGAAATATGATTATGTATCGATTTGCACTATTCAAAACATTATTCAAAATGAACATGATTCAAATTCAAGCTATGACTGACCTCGTGACGGAATTCCAACAAAATATTTCAGTGTACACTGAAAATGTTGTTCGTGAATTATCCAAGAAGTATAACTTTGATTTTGAAGAAGCTATGATGAGCCTTTCAGAAGAGCTGAAGCAAACGACACATGAGAAGACGCCTCAACCCAAGAACGACGAAGAACAGATATTCAACCGAGCAGATGAAGATGTTGCGAAAGATTGCGATGTAGAAGAAGAAGATGCTGCTGCTGTTGAGTCCGCAGAAGAATCTGCTGAAGAATCTGAATCCGAAACAGTAGCAGCGAATGAGTCTAATGAAGGTGAAGGTGAAAGTGAAAGCTCTTCGAGTAATTCAGATTCAGATTCAGATTCTTCCAATCAAGAAGATAATGTTCCTCAACCGTATCCCAAAACAGCGTATCCCTTGCCGTACACAGGTGTTTTGTATGATTCATGTCATGGTATCCGTTTGCAACACAATATGTTTGTTCAGTGTCCTGCGAAGTCTATCAAAAATGCGTCTCATAATTTGTGTAAAACATGTTTTAAACAATCTCAATCCAACGATCATGGAAAACCAAATTGTGGGTTGATCGAAGATCGTATGAGTGTTTCCTTTGACGCATATAAAGATCCTCGGGGTAAGCGTCCAAAACCATTTCTCCAGGTCTTGAAGCAATTAAAGTTGGAGCCAAGTGAAGTAAAAGCTGAATTCGAAGAAAAAGGAATAAGTGTTCCGTCTGAATTCTGGGAAGAACAAGGTAAACCCACTAAAAAACAACAAAAGAAAAACAAAAAAAAGGCTGAAGTAGTAGTTTCTTCTTCAGATGAAGAAATGAATGATGCAGATCACGATACAAATAATCATGACGACAACGAAGATGGTGATGAAATAGAAGAAGTAGATAAAGATGTTGATTTTGTAGAATACAACAATGTTAAATATTATCAGTCAGACGATTACATTTTATACGACATTGAAACGAAAACTAGAATTGGATATTATTGCAAAAAGAAAAATGGAGTAGTGTTCGATTAAACAAAGACAGTGATTAAAAGATAAGGAAAAAAGTTTAAAATGAATAAAAAATCTTTTTTTAGAGCAATGTTTCATAAGGCAATAATTTATTGTCGTTGGTAAAATATAAAAATTGATTGTCGTACTCCAAAGAAAAATCAGATGGTCTTAAAATACTCCAATCTAAATCATCTTCTAGCAATCCACAGTATGTGTAAATGTATCCTATAAATGCGCGACACCAAAATCTATTAGTTTTTTGAGGATGCGTATCAATTCGAAAATATGCTTCGATCCAATCAGTGGGACAAATATCGTACATTTTATTAGTGACGTTTGTATACAATTTCTTTAATTTCTCATCCGAAAAACACGAATCGTCACATTCTATTGTTCGATAATAACATTCACCTCCAGTACTTTTATAAGAATCTATCATGTCTCTTAATGGAGTTATTTGAACTCCAAATTTTGCATGTCCGTTTAAATTTTCCCATCCAGATTCCCATACATATAACCCTTTAAGATCAGGGTGGACAAATGTAGGATCTTTCAACACCATTGCTACATGCGTGAATTTGCTATCTGTACCCCATTTTACCAAATCAGAAAAAAAACTCCAAATACCTGGAGCATTACAACTAAATAAAATGATATCACCCGTTTTTAGCTTATTCATAAATGATTATATATATGCATATCATTTAAATTATAATTATTTCTTTATTCGTTGTCTTTTTCGTTTTATTTTTGGAGGATTAGATTCTTTATCATCATGCGTATTTAGTAATCGGTTTAACATATTTTCTTCATCGTCGTCGTCGTCATCAGAATCAAATGCTATCTTTTTGGTAGTATTTTTATCTTCACGAATACTTACTGCCTTTTTAATTGGAGTTGCATATTCGTCATTATTATCCGTTGTATGTGCTAGTGATGGAGATAATGAGAACGAGGTGATTATATTTTGTGATTCGGAACAGTCTATAATAGGTGTCGGAGGCGTGCCGGGTTCAGTGAATTGAGATGCATCTAAATTTAATTCATGACATGAATTTGAATTTTGTTTATGTGTGTTCTGGTTACGATCCATAATTTCTTTGCATGTTTTCATTATGCTTGCATTTTGATTCATAATGCAATTTATTTGCTTCATTTGCAATTCGCAATCTTGTTTCCATTTTTCGCATTCTTTTGCGAAACATTCGCAATCTTTAATTTTTGTTTCAATATGATTGAACATATAATATAGATTTAATGTAAGTTTATAATACATAAGTGATTTCAATTTTGTGATCCTTCTACAGTAACAACTTAAGTACATTACACCGACCGAAAACAAAAATGAGACAAACAAATTATTAGTTATAAATTCTAAAAGCGTGTTTTACACCTTTGAACATTTAAAACTATTGGAGCAGAATATAACTCTACATTAAAAAGCATTGAAGATCAAATAGATTATATAATAATTTTATACAAAAAGGTTAATCATAATATATTAGATATAATTCATATAAAATCCGACGATATTACTTGTGATAATATTATTCCGAGAAAACCACTAAGTAAGAATGCTAAAAGGGCAGGTTGGCAAGGATGTAATTTACAATTTACAAATATTCATTTTATTACACCGGCTGTTTAAATGTTCAAAGGTGTAAATAATTTTCTAAATGTTTTTTTCATCATCATCAAATACACATACATTATCTAAACATGCTTTTTGTCTTCGTAATGGTATATGATTGTAATCTAACTTTGTAGTGGAGGAAATATGTACATCAATAAATTGTACCTTTTTTTTTACCTTGCAATTGGTTTTCATTTGTTCTTTAAATTCGTTCTGTTTTTGTATTTTCACTGAATCTTCTTTCATGTTTGAATTATTATTATTCTTTGTATACATTACATATTATAATACATTTCAATTTTTTAGTTTAATTAATAGTGTAATTTAATACACATTTTATGTAAAACTAGACCCAATAAAAATAATCACAATAATTAATCCTAAGTTTTTATTCGAATTCCAAAAGACAATACCACTTTTCATTTTCTAACCCACACCAATTATCAAAATACATATAAATAGCATAACATAATCCTTTGTTCGGTAATGTGTATGTTCTGTTTATCATTGACTTTATAAGAGATCCCAAACATTTATATCTCTCATCTATATTTGCTTGTTCCTCATTTTCCAAAGTCTTATATTTGTCTGGATTCCACCTTATAAAATACACTGGTATACCACCAAAAATGTTGGCAATATTGACCATTCTTGATTGTTCACATTCGCAATTACGACCATTATGTTGGTCTTCGTCGCATTCTAAAACAATGACAAATGTATCACATTCAAATACTCTATCAGGTCGTTCATATCCACATGTACCATTATCAATAATTTTATCACTACTATTCCCTTCAAGTCCAATACCGTCTAAATATTCAAATAATTCATATTGCTTGTATAATTGTTTGATTTCAAACTCTTTGGATGTTGGATCGCAAATTTCGCATTCACCAACAGAGTTCAAAATGTATAATAAATTGCAATTTTTGCATTTCTTTTCTATATAGCACATGTCAAATTCTGTTTTATGATTGTTGCAATGTCTGGCTTTCATATTTGTTCCATATTGTGCTGGTAATTTACATATACAACATTTTGAAGAACTTCTGCGTATATCACCTGGTTCGCGATGTTGTCGACACCGATCTGGTGTTTCATTTGGTGTGCCATAACTTGCTGCTGTTTTACAATTTTTGATTTTACAACAATTTAACCTTACATCTATCATTGTTTCATTATCCGCATGGATCTTACAATACTGCGCCTTTTGTCCAAGCACACCAAAACTGGCTATGACAGTACACCCTTCATGTAGGCATATGTTGTTTCTGTTGTGAACATCTATCATGGTTTTTTTATCTGCATGGGTCTTACAATACTGCGCCTTTTGTCCAAACACACCAAAA